TCTGCTCGTAGTTGCGAACAGCGGTCTGTTGGGCTTCGGTAGCACGGCTGTCACCGTAACTCTCGAGAACTTGTTGAAACGTAACCCCCTCAACAGCGGTTGCCACGTCTTCCGACTTGGTCACAGTCTTCGCCAATTTCTCGGCTATCCTGTTCAAAATTGCTTCGCTGACCCCCGTAAATTTGGCTTTCAGCGCGTCTAAAATTTCTTTCTTCATATGGATGTGAATTAAATTCGGCTGCAAAGTTAATACAAAAAAATGAAATATGCAAATTTTACGCGAAAAAAGTGCATTTTTTAGGCGAATTTTTTTCGTAAGCGGTAAAAAGTTGATTATTTGGCTATTATCTTGTGTCAAAAATTTTTATGTAATTTTTTTATGAATTTTTTTCGCGAAAAATTTGCATATATCAAAAAAAAGTTGTAACTTTGCAGCGAATTTTGAAAAGAAATTCACCAATAAACATTGATTAGACACAATAAAAACAGGCAAAGACGATGAAAACTACAGCTCTTGAATTGAACTATCCGACACGTGAAATCAATCTCGACTTTCGGATTAAAGTTTACGGTGTTGACGAAAACGGGAAACGAATCAACAAACTGATGGGTGTGTCCGGCATCAAGGAACTCATCGGCGTTGAACTGCTGAACAAGTTTCTTGAACGAGCATATCGCCTCGTGAGCGATAAGACCGTGTGCAAACTCCGTCGCGGGCTGCAGGTAACATTCTATAATAAGTAATTCATAATTAACATGTTTCACTAATAAATCTTACTAAAATGGAAGCAACACTTCAACAAGGACTCAACGAAGTCGTAATCAACAAAGTTCAAAGAATGATTGACGGAAAAGCCGTCGGAGTACAGGCCACTATGGAGCGTCTCGTGAACGAGGGCAAGATTGCACAGGACTACATCGCACCTATTGGCGTGAACCTGCGCAACAAGGGAGACCGCCCTGTAATCACTTTCGCTGGCAACGCAGGTTCGTCTGTTCAGATGACTATGCCGGACGGTGTGTTTTCTTTACACTCCAACGCAGTTGGTCAGTTGGCCGATCGCATGGGCATCCCTACTCGCTACCTCAAGAACCTTGCGGCTGGCGAGGAATGGCAGGTGCAACTTGCTGCTATGATTTTGAACGAGCACAGCGGTTGGACGCATCGCAGCCGCGTGTTGGTTCGTACCGTCGGTTCTCAAGTTCGTGGCGTGCTCTCTGACACCTACCGCCGTCTGAACTCCGTGGAGATACTTACTGCGTTCGTTGAGGAAGCCGCAGGACAGGGAGCAGTTATCTCGGATGCCTACATGAACGACACCAAGGTGTGGGCTGAAACGATACTGCCGACCCCCATCACCATCCCGACCAAGAACAATGGAGACGTGATTATCTTTGCCGGAGCACGTTTCTCAACGTCAGACTACGGTGACGGTGCTGTTGATATGCGCACGTTCATGCTGAACGGAGCCTGCTTGAACGGCATGGTTCGCGAGAGCGTCATGCGCCAGGTACACCTCGGAAGCCGTCTTCCGGACAGCCTCGCTCTGTCTGAAAAGACCTACGCCCTTGATACACAGACCACGGTGTCAGCCGTTCGCGACCTCACCCGCGGACTGTACAGCAAGGACAACATCATGCAGAAAGCCCTCGAGATTCAGGGAGCAAGTGAAATAGAGGTGGACTTCGACAAGGAGTTGAAGAAACTGCAGTCCAACGGCTCAATCCTCAAAGCAGAGCAGCAGGAGGTTGAAAAACTGCTCATGAAGAACGACCCGAACGACGGTGTGCAGGGAGGTGCAACCCTGTGGAAACTCACGCAGGCTATCACAGCACACGCTCGCGACCTCGCCCCCGAGAGAGCACGAGAATTGCACGAGATTTCCGGCAACCTCCTCAGCCGTGTTAAACTGACCGCTTAAACATCAATCTCCCCTCTCGCGCCACCGAACGGTGCGGGAGGGGAATAATCTTCTACTACTATGAGCAAGGATCTATTGAAACAATACAAGGACATCAAAGAACAGTACCCAGACGCGCTACTATTATTCCGCAATGGCGACTACTACGAAGCCTATGATGCTGACGCTAAAGACTGTGCCAGCATTCTTGGTCTTACTCTGACCAAACGCAAAGAAATGCCGCTCGCAGGCTTTCCGTTCCATGCGCTTGATACTTATCTGCCTAAACTCATCAGAGCAGGAAAGCGTGTTGCCATATGTGACGCGCTCAATTAGTATTGGAACAAATGGAACAAATGTTCCAAATTGGAACAAATGGAACTGTATATGATAATGATATTGATATTGATAATGATAATGGACGCTATATTACATAGTAATATGGGCGTTATAATATAGATAAAAAAGAGTACTAACGTACTCGAAAAAAGCGCCTACTATATGACAAAAGAGAGCAAATTTGCTGAAAAAATTGCAAGCATAAATAGAGCAAGAGGCTTCGCGCACAACTTTGACACGCTGTTGGACTTTGCGCTGTTCATGTTCCTTGCCAACCCGACGGAGGAAGAGTGCAAGGCGTTCAACGAGAATAGACAAAACGAGACGCTGCTGGAGGCCGTGCAGATGCTCGGTGAATTGTCGGAAGGCTACCACGACAGCCTTGGTGACATGTTCATGGAGCGTATATCGCACGGGGAAAACTCGCAATTCTTCACGCCGGAGCACATATGCGAGTTCATGAGTAAGATTATGGACGCCGTCGGAGAGTCCGTCTGCGATCCGACTTGCGGGAGCGGTCGTTTCTTACTCAAAGCATTACAGAGCAGCCGTGATGAGCACAACGCTGAACCTGTACTGTATGGTTGCGACCTTGACCACCGATGCGTCCGCATGACCCTGCTCAACATTTGCCTGAATAGCGGTCGTGGAGATATAGAATGGGGAAACTCCCTGTCGCTTGAAATCTTCAAGACCTACCACATAGACAGGGTTCTGATAGGAGGCAGGTGGATGTCGTATGTATGGCAGTACTCCAAAGAGACAGACCTCGAAGCACTCAACAAGACGCGCGAAAAAGTTGCTCTAGAGTTGCTCGCTGGAGGCATACTGTACGAACGCCAACTCCATAAGACGAAAGAGCAGCCTACAATGCCGGAAGCAACTCCGCATGTAGAACTGCCGATACCGCCTATCAGGGAGCCGGAAAGGAAAGCCCCCATACAGCTGCAACTACAGTTTGAATACTAACCTATAAACATCAAGATATGGAAACAACTCAAAACAAATGTTACTACCTCACTTGTTTTACCGTGCACGGGTATCAGTCCCATGCGGCCATTTTCCCGAGTTACGATCTTGCGGAAGATGCCGGGAAACAACTAATGGAGTCTGATGACCAAGTGCATAGGTACTTGGTAGAACCGCTATGCGAAACCGACGCGCTTGAAGCCTGGTTAGACCACAACGACTGGCGCATCTATTACTATGACATTGACGGTGTGCAAGCGGCAACCTTGGAGCGCCACACAAACCTCGGAACGGAGTTCTTTTTGAACCTGCGCCCGTTCACGGCAGACGAGTACCGAAAGGCCGTCAACAAAATAAGCCCTGCAGACGAGGCTTTTATCATGTGGAAATGCAGCAATGCCTACCGCGATGTAATGGGCGACATACGAACAGCCTGCAACGACCTTTGCGACACCAAACAACTACTTATAAACCAACTTAAAAACTTGCATGTATGAAATCACTTACAAGTCAAAATGACCAAATCAAGAAAGCCCTGCTCGCAGGTAAAAGAATCACGCCCATGGACGCTTTGAAGGAGTTCAAATGCTTCCGGCTCGCGTCCCGTATTTCAGACCTCCGAAAGGACGGTTTGCCAATTCAAAAGGAAATGGTTGATAACGGAAGTGCCCGTTACGCCATGTACTATCTGCCACAAAGTTATATCAACGAACAAAAAGCCATTAAGCAATGAAAAAGAACAAGAAAGTGTATGTATTGCTGCGCAAGACTATCATTGACTGCGCAGGTTATGACACGATGGATGACAGCCGAAGCGGAGTTGTGTGCATAATGAACAGCCGCGAGAGGATTGAGGCGTTCGCAAAAGGTGTGATGACAGGCCTGTCGTTAGGGACAAACAAACGTACGTTCCGGACAGAAACTATCAAGAACACGGAGACGATCCGAAACTGCGAATTTGCGTACGCTCAAAACGAAGAAACGTACCCAAAAATCAAGTTTGTGTGCATTTCTGACGTAATTTTGTGATTTTTTCGCGGAATTACTTGCGAATGTCAGAATTATTCCGTAACTTTGCGGCAAATTTTGAATATATGGAAACGATATTTGATTTCAATGTAACCGATAATGAAAAAGTCGCTATCGGAAGAGATATGTCAAGAGAGGAATATTTTCACTTTTGCCATCAAACTACCGCAAATCATGACATAGCTGCTCTTCTTTGGATGCGTGGACAAAAGAAGCAAGCGGAAGTGTATATAAATCGACTACCGCCTGCATACAAAATGGATTTGATAAGGACACTTACACACTCTTAAGTTTTCCAACAAAATCAAGCATCGTGTAGAAGTCGGCATCGTGTGCGTCTATATACTGAAGTAATCGCCGCATTTGGTCTTTCGGCTTTTTCGCTTTACCCGCGACATATTCAGCAACCTCCTCGAGTATATCTTCGTAGGGGGTTGTTTCTATCTTACCAACGAAGTATTGGTTTGCTGCTTCTTTACTGATACCAAAGCGCTCAAGTAATGAATGAAAGTGTTTCAAATTTGTTTTATATCCATAACCATCTTCGATTATGGCCGCTTGATGTACTGCTTTGCCACCTATAGATTCCAAGAATTGAGGATATGTTTGCCGAGCACAGAATTGGTTTATTGTTTCCATTATTGCTGTCCGCGACTCTGTAGCAGCACTCAAATTTTTATAACCAATAGCCTGTGCGTGACGCAATTCGTGCCACAACGACTCTATTGCATATTCTTGATCGAAAGTTAGTTCTTTCCCTTTCGCTATTTTAGCAAGAGCATTGCGTAGTTCTATAGACATGTTGACTTGATAAAAGCCTGTGTTTTGTTCTCGCGTCGAAATCACTAAATGAATTTCAGACCTATCAAGCACTCCGTGTGGATGATAATTAGCCATTAGGTAATCTCGATCTGCAAAATAAACCTGTGTAATATTACCGTTAATGAGATGAGCGTTACTATTGACTATATCCATGAGTATTTGTGAGGCCTCAGTCTCGCTCATAAAACCAGCTCTTGTTCTTGTAATAGTGAAAGAATTGAGAGGAGGTAACGTGTATGTCGAAACGGCTAAAGCAAACTCCTTCAATTCGAACTTGCCGCCATCCACCGTGCCGTTGTCTCTCATGAAGTATGGGATAGTACGAGCGTGCCTGATTCGTTCTTCGTTCCTTACTATCCAACCTTTGAAGTTATCCGGCACATCCGAAACCGCGTTTACACTCGCATGAGACGGCTCCTCTCCGGCGAGGATGGCTCGGTTCTCTTCCATTAGTTCCTCTTCCGTCTTGAGTATGGTTTCGACGTGACACCGGCAGTGCGGATGCCAACCAGTGAACTTGAAGTCTTTCGGATAGCGGCCTTTGAGTTCGTCGCAGATGTCGTACAGGGGTACGATGTTGCCCTTGCTATCGTGTACTGTATGGTTATTTGACAGTTTGATTTCGATACCAACCACAAAGTCAAGTTGCTGCCATCTCTCGTAGTCTGCAGATCGGTACGCTATGTTCGTCTCTGTGACAGCGAGCCTGCGTGCGTTCTTGTAAGACGAACGATACACGCCCTGTCCCGGATGATAGTCCGCTGCGCGTTGAGATAATACAAGTTCGCCGTGCTCATCACGCACTCTGCGGAAAAGCATATCCGGGTGCTGGAGGAACTGCTGCAACTCTCGAGCGATGGCAGGAGCGTCCAGGCCACTACGAATGCCAACGTCAAGCCCGAGTTCGATATCGCTCTTGAATTCTGCAGCATATCTCCACACCCTTTCCGACAAGTTCAACCCCTGTTCTTTCCTCTGCAGGAACGCATCAAGGGCTTGGCCGTTCGTTGAGAAATAGCGTCGGTACTGCTCCTGTGTAAGCCTACCGATGTTTTCCCCGAACACACGTCTTGATAGTTCGTTGTTTTTGTTGTTTGCAAGCGTCCATTCGGCATTGATGCCATTCACGATTGTTGTTTCTACGCCATTCCCGAGCCTCGAGAGCAACGATTGCACCATGCCATGTGTAATCGGGTAATCGTTGAAAGA